TTCCAGTTGTTCCCAATGCACGAAGTTTGAAAAAATGTCTCCATTCACAAAGGTTTGCTGTCATCACTACTTCTGTTTTTAAACTATTTGGAAGAACTGCTCTTGCTTGTTGTGGTGTTAAACCAAAGTTAAGTAACTTGAAATAGGCTTCTTCACAAGATTTCATACTATTCTTCCAAATATTCCAACCTTCTGAATTGTATTCTAAGTATTGAGGAACGATAAATGTAATTTCTGACCCAAAATCATTATTAAAATAATTACAGTATCTTGTAGATTCTTGTGCAAAAGATGCCATTCTATGTCTAACTAATTCATGACTAATTCCTCTATCTACAACAAATTTAACCGTTACAGAACAATGTTCTAGCATTGATTCATGACCCCTTTTGATAAGCCCTGCAACAAATCTATTAGCAGAATCTTCTTGAATCTTATTTTCACTTTTATAACAAGTTCTTGCAATTAATTCAATTTTTTCTAATATCTTTTGACCATCAAAATCACTGTAAATCTTTGTATACGGTTTAATTATCTGCATTTTCTTCACCCATCCTTTTAATACATCTGTTTACTTTTTGTTTTATCACTTTTTGTACCTCATTTTCACATGAAAGCAAGAATATCACTTGGTCAAACAGCAATTTAACATCTGCTAATTCTTCTACAAGATTTTCTTCAATTTCACATCTTGATAATTTCTTTGAAACAGGTTGACCTTGACCATTAATTCTAAAATATTTGCAAATTATCTGAGTCAATTCTGCCATTTCTTCAATTAATTGTTGCATCTGAACTTCAAGACCATAATGGTTTGCAATCTTAAATTTTGGGTCCTTTTTAATGTATTCTATCAACATATTCTGATAGTTTGATGCTTTGTCTAAGTCTTCCTGACCATTCTTATGTTTATGTCTATACTGATATTTATAAGAATTCAATTCACAAAACGCTTGTGTTTTCTCATAACCAAACTTTTCAACCATTTCTTCTATACATTCTTTTCTACCTGGAATATTATAATGTCCAGGATGAATCACATTTGACATCTTTAATCACCTTCCTTTATGTATATTTATATTCTAAGCATTTCTTCCTTTGCTCTTGTATAAAAATTTCTATCAATTTCAAAACCAAAAGAACTTCTTCCAAGGTTTCTTGATGCCCTTAAAGTTGTACCAGAACCACAACAAGGGTCAACAACCACATCACCAGGGTCAGTAAATGTTTTAATCAACTGTTCAATTACATTGATAGGTTTTTGTGCAGGATGAATTTTAGGAATTTCTTTTCCATCCTTTTCCCACTTAAACCAATTAAAAACCATATGCCCTGTTTTTCTTATGCTAGGCAGTACCTCTGATGTAACCCAACGCTTAAATTTCTTAGCACTAGGTAACTTGCTTGAAAGAATAAGACTGTAAAGACCAGATTCGTTAATAAGCGTTCCCTTTGTCCCATTAATGGTGAACGAATCGTTCACCGTCTTATCCTCAACATCAATATGGTCACGAATTGCCTTTTGAGGATTGCTATATCCCAAAGCAACTGCAATATCTTTACCAACAAACCAAGGTTGGTCATTTATCATTACTGTTCTTATACAACCAAGTTCTTCATTATTAAAAACTTGTATATTATTCATAAGTTTTTACCTCCTAATATTACTTTTAATACTTCTCCTTATATGCTATAATTCAATTAACTGATAGTGGCATATTAGTTAATATCTATAGAAAGGAGAATTAATTATGCTTAATTTGCCAGAATTAAAATATAATGAAGATTGTGACACAATTGATACTTGTAAACAATTAGGTCGAACATATAACCTCTGTTATAAAGGAGCTCCTTTAGGTAGTGGTCGCTGCTCTCCTGCTGAACAACAATCAATAATTCAAAAGTTCGAGCAGAGTAAGCTTCAATTAGAAATTCAAGACCGTGAAGATAAACGCTTAGCTCTCGAAGAGAAAATTCAAGAACTTCGTGATAAGAAAGCTGTTCGCAGGTCTTGGATTCAACTTCTTGTCGCTGCTATATTAGGTAGCCTGTTTACAAAATTAATTGACTTGTCACCTTTCATCATTGATTGGATAAAATCTTTACTAATATAGAAATAATACTGCCTAGGATAAAGCTGTGTATCAATACTGTACATTTAAGGAAATGTATCATACCTTTATAACAGCAATATCTTGGGCATATTTCATTCGATTGTTTTTCCTGTTCCATCTTCTCAACCTCCTTGCTATTTGCATTATTGTAGTATTTATACAAAATAATAAATTAATATAGGAAACTTATTATTACTAATTTGTGTTGAAATATTGATATTTTTGTGTTAAAATATCAATATAATTTAAGACAACGCCGAGCCGAGCCCACTTTAAGGGAAGGTGTAACGACTGTGCCTTCAACCTATGTGGAGTTTGATATTTAGGTTGAAGGCACAGTCTGAACTTGTAGGTGACTACAAGAGCTACACAGAAATGATGTAGCCCCACTTATTTAGTGGAGTAACAAAATTGGATGTCTATGAATAATAATAATAATAATAATATTATTAACTTAGCTACATCACCTGCTTTAGATGCGTACATTGATGTTTCTAACTCAATAGCTAGTGATGTAACTGAAACATACGATGCAACTATTACAACAATTGAACCTAAGGCACATGTCTTAGAAGCAACTGCTCGTAAGTTAGATTATTTAGGTGAGGTAAACTTTTTGCCCCATTACAAGGTAACTTGTAATTAATACTCCGTAAATTCGGCGAAAACCTTATATTGTATTTTATGCCATCTCATCAGAGGTGGCTTTTTTATTCACTTTTGTTATAACCCAATAAATCATTAGGGCTAATATCTAAACCTTCACATAACATATAAATGTCTTGTGCTGTTATGAGCTTTCTGTTATTTAACATATCACTAAATGTTTTTGGCGAATAACCGCATTTTTCGGCTACAACATACTGCTTCAACCCACTTTTTTTAACAATTTGCTTTAAATTATCAGTAATATTTTTAGTAGAATTCATTATGTTCACCTCCTAAGCAATATCATCTTTTGAGTTAGCAAATAAGTAATCTGAATTATATTCAGGAAAAAGAAAATTACATATTTTTTTGAATTCTGAATATGTAAATTCAGTTTTTCCATTCAACTTATTCGTTGCTGATTTTTCACATATTCCTAAAAACTCTGCAAAAGACTTTGTTGTAATTTTTTTTGCTGCAAGTTCTTTTTTTAAATTATTTAACATATATTTTCACCTCCATTCTTACCCCTGTGGGTAACTTTTATTGTATTATATACCCCTTTTCATAAAATGTCAATAGTTTTTTACGATTGTTCGTATTTTTTTACTTGACAAAGTAATTTTTTTATACTAATATTATCTTGGGAGGTGACAAAGTGGACTTTTTAGAAAAATTAAATCTATTAATGAAAGATAGTAATTTAAACAAAAACTCTCTTTCTAAATTAAGTGGAATTCCATACACCACTATAGATGGGTGGTTTAAAAAAGGATATGAAAGCATGCAATTATCAACTCTGAAAAAGTTATCAAAATTTTTTGAAACATCACTTGATTTTTGGGCTAACGATAATATAAACGACCCTTCATATGGGAAAACCAATGATTTTAAAGTTAAATTTTCTGAAATGCAAGCAATTAAAAAATATAGATTACTTGATTTCTATGGAAGAGATGCTGTTGACACTATATTAGATATAGAACATAAAAGATGTTTAGAAACTAATATTTCTAGTCAAGTAAAATGTGATGAACAACAAATAACATTGGTTGCTGCCAGAGGTGATAGCAACAAAGCAGTCAATATCAAAAAATCTGATGTTGAAGAAGATATGAAAAACTATATTCCACCTGATGATTTATAGTTTACATAATATTCCATTAATGGAATTAACCTACTAATGATATATTACTACTTCTTTTCTATACTGTTATAGGAAAGGAGTGGTAATATGTATCACGATTATCAGATAGCTAGAAATAAGGCTTGGGAAACTTTAATAAAATGTAATATAACAAGCCTACCAATCAATCTTGCTACTATAGCAAGATTAAACAACATCACTATACTAAAATATAGTGATAGCAAGCAAAATCTAACAGGAGATGGGTTTAGTCTTAATGTAAATAATGTAAATGTAATTTACTATAATGACAAAAAGCCTAAGGCTAGAATTAGATTTACTCTAGCCCACGAATTAGGTCATTGCTTGTTAAGTCATTTAAAGTTTGGAAAGACATATAATCGAAATTCAGAAAAAGATTTTGACGGTATGGATATATACGAGATGCAAGCTAATGTGTTTGCAAGAGATATATTAATGCCTGCTACTGTGCTACATAGCTTAAATATTAAATCTTTTGAAGATATTAGTAGAATATGTAATGTATCTGAACAATCAGCCAAAATATGATACGAAAGGCTATTAGAACTTAATGAGAGAAACATGTTTAACAAACACCCTCTCGAAAGACAAGTGTATAAACAATTCCAAAAATACATAGATAACTGTAAAAGTTCAAGATAGGTTCAAGATACGGTTCAAGATGTAACCCTTGATTTTATGCGGTGGTTCAAGATGGTTCAAGATGTTTTTAAGTTAAGGATATATTAAAATATAAAATCATTAAAATTTTATGTTTCTCTAAAAAATATCTATAATATATATAGAACCGTACATCTTGAACCGTTTATTTAAAAAACCTAGTAAATTACAGCCTTTCAGACGGTTCAAGATTTATGACTATGTTGAACTTTTGTTAAATAAATAAAAAAGAAGGTGTTTAATGTGACAATAAAAGAATATTTATTACAAATAAAAGAACAAAATATCAAAGTTAAGAAACAGCAAGAGTACATACAAAGATTAAAAGATTCTTTAGATATTGCAGGTATTAGTTATGAAGAAGAAAAAGTACAAAGTTCAGTTGAACCAGATAAATTTGCAAAAATATTTAGTCAGATTGATGAAGAAGAAAAAATACTTGATTTAATGAAAAATACGCTTATCAAAACAAGGGTAAAAATAATTAATCAGATACAGCAACTAGATAATAGCAAACATAAAGATATTTTAAACATTGTATATGTTGACGGTAAAAATTTAAGAAAAGCTGCACAGGAAATGAAATTCTCATATGACTATATTAAAGAAATTCACTTATCTGCTTTACAAGCATTTGAAGAAAAGTTCCCACTGCAACCCACTTGAATCCCACCTCAGCATTATAGTAAAATATAGAATGAAATGTTAGGTTAAGGCATCCTTTAAAAAGGGTGTCTTATTTCTATATAATTTATACATAAAAATAATCTTTAATAAACTTTAACAGAAAGGGGGTTCATAAAATGCTAACATCAAAACAAAAAAAGTGCTTAGAACTTATGATTGCAGGTAATTTGAAACAAAAAGAAATTGCTGCACAGATTAAAGTATCAGAACAGACTATTTGCACATGGAAAAAGAATGATGATTTTATGGCAGAATATGAATCCATGTTAAAGAGTAGAATGAAATCAATGGCAGCAGCAGCTTTTCAAACAGAAACAAATCTATTAAAAGCAAAAAGTGAAATGGTTAGATTGATGGCAGCAAAAGATATTCTTGATAGAGCAGGATTCAAACCTGATGATAATCTGAATGTCAATAATTTTGGAAAGGTTGTGATTATTGATGATTGCAACCAATAATGAGAAACCATCAAAAGTATTTGGTGATAATTATGATGATTTTGTTTCTTGTAAACAAAGATATAGAGTATGTAAAGGTTCAAGAGGTTCAAAGAAATCAAAGACCACAGCACTGAACATGATTTATAGAATTTTGAAATATCCACTTGCAAATGCTTTGTGTGTAAGACGATATTCAAATACCTTACGTGATTCAGTTTTTGCTGATTTAAAATGGGCAATTCATAGAATTGGTGTTGATGATGTTTTTGATTGTACTGTTTCACCAATGCAGATTATACGAAAAGATACAGGACAGAAGATTCTGTTCAGGGGGCTTGATGATGGTTTGAAAATCACATCAATTTCAGTTGATTATGGTGTTCTTTGTTTTGTATGGATTGAAGAAGCCTATGAAATCAGCAATGAAGATGACTTCAACAAACTGGATATGTCCATTCGTGGTGAAGTGCCTGATGGATATTTCAAGCAGATAACCCTGACATTCAATCCTTGGTCTGCAACATCCTGGTTGAAACCCAGGTTCTTTGATGTGATAGATGATGACATTTTCATAAAGACAACAACCTGGAAGCAAAATGAATGGTTGGATGATGCAGACAGGAACATCTTCTTGAAGATGCAACAAAACAACCCAAGAAGATACAGAATTGAAGGTGATGGTGAATGGGGTATTGCAGAAGGTCTGATATATGAAAAAGTCAGATTTGAAGACTTTAACATTGATGCAGTCAGAGCAATCCCAGAAATCAAAGCTGCATTTGGTCTTGACTTTGGTTTCACTGACCCCAATGCATTTGTCTGTCTGATGATAGACAATGTAGCAATGAAGATTTATGTCTTTGATGAATGGTACAAGACAGGTGTGACCAACAAAATCATTGCGCAGGCAATCAAAGACAAAGGTTATGGTGGGCAGAAAATTATTTGTGATTCTGCTGAACCAAAGTCCATTGCAGAACTTCAAGAAGAAGGAATCAAGACAGAACCTTCCAGGAAAGGAAAAGACAGCGTAAACCATGGTATTCAGTTAATACAAAACTATGAAATTATAGTTCACGACAACTGCTCTGAATTTAAAAAAGAGATACAAAACTATTGTTGGGCAATAGATAAAGATGGAAAACCAACAGATAAACCTGACCACGAATTTTCGCACGGTATGGATGCTATGAGATATGCACTAGGTAAAATTCTTGTTGGAGATACATTTAGTTTTGATTAGATTAGAGGTGAGAGAGAAAGTGTTTAATTTTCAGTTTGTCGGTTGGCTCACACCTTATATTAATGACATTATTAAAAAAGGTGCAGAGAATCAAATAACAGATTTAGATTTTATAAGACGAGAGCTTAATAAATTTATGTCGAGTCCAAAAAGATTTGATATGATAAAAGGATATAATTATTACATTGGTAAGCACGATGTATTGAATTTAAAGAGAACAGCTATAGGTCCTGATGGGGAACTTGTACAGATTGATAATTTGCCGAATAATAGAATTGTAAATAACCAATACAGCAAGATAATTGACCAAAAGGTCAATTATTTATTTGGTAAGGAGATAATGTTTAATACTGAAAATAAGAGGTACTCTAAACTATTAAATGATTATGTGTTTGATGCAGAGTTTGATAGACTTATACAATCTATAGCAGAAGATAGCTTTAATTGCGGGATAGGTTGGTTATATGTCGGATATGATGAAACGGGTAAGTTAAATATGCGTCGTATTAAACCTTGGCAGATACTACCAGGTTGGGCTGATGAAGAACATACAAAACTTAATTATGCAATTCGAGTTTATCCTGTACTTGTATATGAGAAAAAAACGGAAAAAGAAATATTAAAAATAGAAGTTTATGATAATAAAGGTATCACAAAATTCATTAAAGATGGAGGAAATATATATCCAGACGGAGTGAATTGGCAGGTGCCTTATTTTTATGCAGAAAATATGGGATTGGGTTGGAATAAAATCCCACTTATAGCTTTTAAAGCTAACAGAAATGAGCAATCTCTATTAAAGAGAGTAAAAGGCTTACAAGATGCGTTAAATATAATGCTCAGTAATTACACTAATGCTATGGAAGAAGATGTAAGAAACACCATTTTGGTTTTAAAAAATTATGATGGTGAGAACCTAGGTGAGTTTAGAAAGAATTTATCTACCTATGGTGCTGTTAAAGTAAGAAGCATAGATGGCTCAGGTGGGGGTGTAGAAACTCTTAATATTGATGTTAATTCAGAAAATTATAAAGTTATCATTGACCTTTTGAAAAAGTCCATCATTGAGAATGGTATGGGATATGATGCCAAAGATGATAAGTTGGGTGGTAATGCTAATCAGTTAAACATACAAAGTATGTATTCAGACATTGATTTAGATGCTAATAAAATTGAACTTGAGTATACTGCATCATTACAAAGTTTATTGTGGTTTGTGAATGTTTATTTATCACAAACAGGACAAGGTGATTTTGAAGATGAAAAAGTGGATATAGTATTCAATAGGAACATCCTCATTAATGAAAGTGAAGCCATCGACAACTGTTCTAAATCTCAAGGTATTTTATCAGATGAAACAGTTATTGCGCAACACCCTTGGATTAATGATGTACAGGCTGAATTAAAAAGACTCAAAAAACAAAAAGAAAATAATGTTGAAACTTACGGTTTTCCAAAAACTAGAGAGGAAAAATGATGAAGAATAATGAATATTGGGCTAAAAGATTTAAAGCTTTAGAAGAAAGGTCCAATGCAGAAGCCCAAAAGTGCGTAGCTGAGTCTATGAAATTAATAGATGATGCAATTATTCAAATTGATAAAGACATTACATATTGGTTGAAGCGTTTTGCTGATAATAACAATATGACTTTAGCTGAAGCCAAAAAAGCTATTACAAATAAAGAGCTAAAAGAACTTGGATGGGATGTTGAAGAATACATAAGAAAAGGCTATGCTAACAGCTACTTGGGAAACTGGGATAAAGAACTTGAAAACGCAAGTGCAAAATATCATATCACTAGACTTGATGCTATTAAAATGCAAATGATGTTATTTTGTGATAAAGCATTTGCCGATATTACAGAAAATGTCACGCAGACACTATCGAATGTGTATAAAGATGTTTATTATAGAACGGCATTTGAAGTACAAAAAGGTATTGGTGTGGGCTTTAGTTTTGCACAAGTAGATGAACGCAGACTTAAATTGATACTTGAAAAGCCCTGGGCTATTGACGGTACAAACTTCTCTGAAAGAATATGGGGTACATACAGACCTAAATTGACAAATAAACTTCAGCAAGCTTTAACTGATTGGTGTGTTAGAGGTACAGACCCTAAAAAGCTTGCAAGACAATTAAGTTATGAAAGCAATGTAGCCCAATCAGCTTGCAATACTCTTATTCGTACTGAAACAGCCCAGATATGTACAAGGGCAGAAATGGATAGCTATGATGAATTAGGAGTTGAAAAGTATAGGGTATTAGAAACACTAGACGATAAAACTTGTGATATGTGTGCTGATATGGATAGTAAAATCTTTAATAGAGATGACTTTGAAATAGGGATAACAGCACCACCTTTTCATCCGCGTTGCCGAGGTACTACAATACCGGAAGTCACAGATGATTTACTGAAACAAGGTAGAAAAAGAGCTACTAGAGATAAAAATGGAAAAACAATCTATGTAGATGATATGTCCTATAAAGACTGGAAAGAAAAATTTGTTAGTAATGACAAGTTTACAAGTATAAATAATGATGATATAATTAACTTAGGTACAGTAAAAGCATCAGGTGACAAGTTATCCCCTCTTAAGTCTGAATACATACCTGAAAATATTCAGAACTGCTTAAATAGTTTACAGAAAGCAGGAGATAGTCTTGCTTTAGACAGCTGTCCTACTATAAAGGATTTGAGCTTACTTTCAAGGCAAACAGGAGTAGAGTTCGCAGTAGTGACTGTTAATGGTAAAAATATACTTATAAGAGGAACCTCTAGTGCTACTGTCATACCTCCTACTCTGTTTGAAGAATTAGAAAAACATAAAGGCGTATTAAATTACCATTCACATCCGTATATAGGTGACATAATTCCTTCAGAAGCAGATTTATCAGTAGCTAAAATGATGTACTGGCAAGATGAATTTGAAATTGTTTCTGTTGATGGTATTACAAGTGTATATAATAAGAATGGTATAATAGAAACAGGAACAGTTGAGAATATTATTTTAGAAACTGACAAATCTTTGTTTGAGGAACTTTTTAAGGAGCTGATTTAGGTGATTAATAAAAATGAAGCTGTAGTTTGTGCGGTAAAAGAAATAATTAAGGTATTTGATAAAAGATATTTTAGAGATAAAATAAATTCACCAGTATCTTATTCAGTTAGTGATAATATATTTACACTTCATTATATGTTTGAAAACACAGCTACAAGACCAGATTTAAAAGAAAATTTAAGAGGTTGGACAGTATTTGCAACAGCTAAGGTTAATATGGAAACAGGAGAAGCTTGGTTAGAAGATTATATATTGCCTGATGGAACAAGAAAAGCATCCTAAAGCACCTAACGAATGATGTTAAGTGCTTTTTTTAATGTAAAAGTTACAGGCAAGTTAGCAAACACAATAAATTAGCAGATTAGGACAGTTCAAAGCTGTCCTTTTTTGTTACCTAAAAAGTTATTTGAAAGGGTGTGGTTCCGTTGGGCTAGATTAATAAAACAAAACTATAAATATAACTGTAATCAGGAATTTAGTCAGCAAAGGAAATGAGTGTCAAAGCTTATTTCCTTTTTTATATTTGCCCTGAATATGGCGTAAAACTATTTAAGCATTTTAACATAAGAGGTGAAACCTCGTAAAAAATCGTATTGGAGGAATGAGTAAAAATGAAAAGAAATTTTTTAGAGGACTTAGGTCTTGAAAAAGAAGTGGTTGACAAAATTATGGCTGAAAATGGCAAGGATATTGAGAATGCCAAGGCTGATTATGACGAGCTTAAGGCTGAATTAAAGACAGCTAATGATACAATAGCTGATAGAGATAATCAGTTAAAAGAGCTTAAGGACAGTGTAAAAGATAATGAAGATTTAACTGCTAAGATTGCTGAACTTGAAAAGCAGAATAAGGATGAAGCTAAAAATCATAAAGCAGAAATTGAAAGTCTTAAAATCAATAATGCTATTGATAAAGCCCTTGCAACATTCAAAGCCAAAACGCCTAAAGCTGTTAAGGCAATGCTTGATATGGAAAATATTAAGTTTGACGAGGACGGCAACATTACAGGTATTGATGAGCAGGTAAAGGCTATTGCTGAAGCAGAAGATACAAAGTATCTGTTTGATAGTGCTACGCCTAGCTTTAAAGGTACCGTACCGGGATATAGTGCAGATGATGTGGACCCAAAGACTGATAAAATGACCTATAGTCAAATGTGTGCTTACTTGGAAGATAATCCAGGAGCAACGATTTAAGGAGGAATAATAAATGAAATTTGATAGTAAGACATTTAATCCACAGGCTTTTGGTAAGTATGTGGAGAGAATTCCACAGCTTAAAAAGAACGAGCTTATTAAAAGTGGAGCTTTAAAAGGAAATACTGAAATTAGAAATGCTTTTAGTTCGCAGACTGGTACAGCTTATGCAATATTACCTATGTATGGCTTGCTTGATGGTGAGGTTTTAAACTATGACGGTCAGAATGATATTACAGCAACAACTACAACAACATATGAAAGAGGTGTAGTTGTTACCGGTAGGGCTAAGGCTTGGACTGAAGGTGACTTTGCTGTAGATATTACCGGTGGTGTTGATTTTATGGATAATGTTGCACAGCAGGTATCAGAATACTTTGACGGTGTCGACCAGGATACATTACTTGCGATTCTTGAGGGCATCTTCAATATGACTGGTAAGGCAAATGAGGAGTTTGTTAATAACCATACCTATGATATTACATCTATTGATGATGGTATGACAGGTCCAGCTACATTGAATAGTGCTATTCAGAAAGCCGGTGGCGATAATAAGAGCAAGTTTACAATGGTTATTATGCACTCAACTGTTGCGACTAATCTTGAAAATCTCAAACTTTTAGCTTATTTAAAGCAGACAGATAGTAATGGTATTGAAAGGGAACTTGGTCTTGCAACTTGGAACGGTAGAACTGTTATTGTTGATGATGATATGCCTACATCTGAAGTAGCTGAGTCTAAGAGTGGTGCTGGTGATGGTTATACTAAGTATGTAACATATGTGCTTGGTACAGGTGCTTTTGACTATGAAAATATCGGTGCTAAAGTACCTTTTGAAATGAACAGAGACCCTAAAACACACGGTGGTCAGGATACTTTATATGCCAGACAGAGAAAGTGCTATGCCCCTTATGGTATTAGTTACACTAAGAAGAAACAAGCTACCTTATCTCCTACAGATACAGAACTAAAAGACGGTAGCAACTGGGAGCTTGTAAACGACGGTAACGGCAAGACAATAAATCATAAGGCTGTTCCTATTGCTAGAATTATTTCAAAGGGCTGATAATATGGTTACAAGTAAACAGGTAGCAAACAACCTGAAATTGCTAGGCTACAATATCCCTGACGGGGAGAATGAGATTTTAGAAGTCTTAATTGACGAGGTCAGGGATTATATTTTAAATTATTGCAACATTAAAGAAGTGCCTGCCGAACTTAACTCTTGTTGGGTAAGTCTTGTGTGCCAAAAATATTTGCAAAATAAACTTGCTTTAGGGGATATGGAAGGAGTGGAGAATGGAAATATTTCTTCCATATCCGAAGGCGAGACAAGCATAAGTTATGACAATAGCAATAGTAGTGTTGCTAGAATGCAGAAGCTGATTGACAAGTTGGGAAAAGCAGAAAATCAGCTTATTGGATTTAGAAAGGTGAAGTGGTAATATGGTTAGTCCGTTTGACGCTATGAGGAAACATCTTGAGAAGATGTATTTTGGTAAATGTGATGTTTACGAATATGTAAAAATCAAAAATGAACAAACTAAAATAACTTCGCATAAAGAAAAGCTTGTTTACAGTAATATCCCTTGTAGGTTATCGTATGGTAAAAGCCCCGCAAATACTATAAATGATGGAGCAGAACTAGCCCAAACCATAAAGCTTTTTATGGCTCCGGATATAGTTATAAACGCAGGGTCTAAGATTGTTGTTACTCAAAACAATAGAACAGAAGCTTACAGTAATTCCGGAAAAAGCAAAGTCTATAATTCGCATCAAGAAATAGAGCTTGAAATATTTAAGGAGTGGTCATAATGCCAGTAGATATATCTCAGCTTAAAGAGTTTTCTAAAAAAATAGACAATTTACCTAAAGTCGTAAACTCAGGCAAAATTGCTGACGACACCCTAAAGGAACTTGGAGCTAGGATGCTACGAATGGTAAAAGAAAGAACCCCTGTAGGGAAAAGTCAAACCACGACCGTTCTAAGGTGGAGGCGAGGCAAAGATGGCAGTGTTAGTGTTATGAAAAATAAAGATGGCACAGCCAAAACAAAAGAAATAACAACGTATACAGGGGGAACTTTAAGAAGAAACTGGAAAATAAGCAAGATTATTAAAGATGGGGATAATCACTACTTAATAATATATAACAACATATATTATGCTTCTTATGTTGAGTTTGGGCATAGACAACAACCTGGGAGGTTTGTTCCTGTTCTTGGAAAAAGGTTAAAAGTTGGATATGTTAAAGGACATTACATGATGACAAATTCAGCAAAAGAAATTGAAAAAGTTGCAACAAGGTTGGCAGAAAAAAATATGAAGCGTAGATTTGATGAGGTTTTCAAATGATAGATGTAATAAGTGAAATTATTAAAGGAATTGCGATTAAGTTAGATTCTCTCTTTGAAAATGTAGAAATATATACAGAAAATGTTCCACAAGGTCTTAATACACCTTGTTTTTTTATTTCTTGTATAAATCACAATACTGACTTACTACTAAATGAAACTAAAATAAAAGAAACGACTTTCGATATTACATATATGGCAACTGAAAACACATCAACTCCCAACGCCGAATTAGATAAGGTATTGGGAGTAATCTCTGATGGTTTATTAAGCATAACTGCTTTAGATAAGACTTTTAAAGCTAGAAATGTAGAGATACAAAAGTTTGATAAAGAATTGCATTTTATTGTTAGTTATAATTTTATTAGGTTGGCCGACAAGGAAAAGTCATATATGGAAAATTTAAAGAAAGAGGTGAAGGCAAATGGCTGAAACAGAAAATAAATCGACAGTAAAAGAAGATACTTTTACTAAAGAACAGTTGTTAAGCAGCAGAAAGTACAAAAATTGTACAGATGTATTAAGTTTTTTATTGGACGATAAAACCCAATATACTTTCAGTGAAGTGGATGAACTCATTAAAAAATTTTATAAAGGGGGTAAATCATAATGGCTTTAGGCGGAGGAAATTTTACAACACAGAACAAAGTATTGCCAGGAAGCTACATTAATTTTGTTAGCGCATCGAACAACGCTAATGTTTTTGGAGAAAGAGGCATAGGTGCTATGTGTTTTTCTAGCGATTGGTTAGCACAGGGTACTGTAACAGAAATTACAGCAGAAGACTTTTTGACTAATTCTACTAAGATATTAGGACACGATTATGGTGACGATAGTATGTTAGTTCTAAGAGAGTTTTTTAAGAACGGTAGCAAATTATATGCTTACAACCTTAATGGCGGTGGCATTAAGGCTAACAATGCTTACTGCACAGCAAAAAATGCAGGTACTAGAGGTAACGATTTAAAGACTGTTATTGCAAAGAATGTAGATAACACAAACTTGTACGATGTAAGCACATATTTAAGCACAATACTTGTAGATAAACAGACAGTAGCAACAGCTAAGGACCTTGTAGGCAACGACTTTGTTACATTTCAGCCTAGCGCAAGTCTTGCAGTAACAGCCGGTACAAACCTTACAGGAGGTACAAACGGTACTTTTAACGAAACACAGGTAGCACAGAACTTTATTAACGCATTAGAACCTTACAGCTTTAATGGCTTATGTGTTGTAACAGACAATAGTTCTGTAAACAGCCTTTTAGCGGCGTACACAAAGAGAATGCGTGATAGTGTAGGCAAGAAGTTTCAGGCTGTTGTGTTTGATACTGACAACAATTATGACTACGAGGGTGTTATCGTAGTGCCTAACCAGTCTGACGAGGATGACGGCGTTGTTGTAGCTTGGGTGTTAGGTGCAGTCGCAGGCTGTGAGATTAATAAAAGTTTAACCAATACTGTATATAACGGGGAATTGGATATTGATGTTAATTATACACAGTCAGGTCTTGAAGATTTTATAGGTGATGGGTTCTTCACTTTTCATAAAGTTGGGAGTGAGGTAAGGGTTCTTGAAGACATTAACAGCCTTAAATCTACAACTATTGAAAAAAGTAATATATTTAAGAATAACCAGACTGTCAGGGTTTGCGACCAGATTGCCACAGATATTGCAGAAATCTTTAATACCTATTACTTAGGTAAAGTCCAAAACGATGATATGGGAAGAACTGCATTTAGAGGAGATATAATAAATCACCATAATGTTTTGGTTGGCAAAAGAGCCATAGAAGCATTTAATAGTGAAGATATACAGATTACGCAAGGCAATGAAAAAGGTTCTGTCGTTGTTAATGAAACTATTACAATAATTAACACAATGGACAAGCTTTACATGACAGTAAAGGTTAATTAGGAGGTGAAAAAATTATGGGTAAAGTATTATCCCTAAAAGCAATAGATACCATTAACGGTGCTATGGGTAGGTGTTATGCCAAAATTAATGGTTCACTTGAAGAAATGATTTACGCGACAAAGGTAAACGCAGATGTTGAAAAAAACATGAAGGAAATTCCTGTTTTAGGATATAACGGACAAAAAAACAAAAGTACCGGCTGGAAAGGAACAGGAACTATAACTGCTTATTACATTACCAGTCTGTTCAGAAAACTTATGCTTGAGTATATGAATACGGGCAAGGATTTTTACATGGACCTTTACATTGAAAATGAAGACCCTAGTTCTGGTACAGGAAAACAGAAGATTTGGCTAAAGAATGTAACAATAACAAAAGTTACTTTGGCAATGCTTGATGTTACAAATACAGAATTAAACGAAGAAATGCCTTTTGTATTCGATGGTGCAGAATTAATAGAAGGTTTTGATACAGTATATGGTGAATAATCGGAGGTAAAAAAATATGAATTTTCAGGAATTTTTAAATAGAAGTGAAAGCACAAGAAATGTAACTAAAAAAGTAATAGTTGGCGACAGATTTAAGGACGAAAATGGCAAAGATTACGCGTTTACAATAAAAGCTATCAGTATTAATAAGATGGAAGAATTTCGCAGACAGGCGACAATAACTAATTCTAAAGGTTTATTTGAATTTAGCGCTGGTAAATTTAATTCTAAACTTGCTATCGAATGTTGCAAATACCCTAACTTTAAAGACGCTAAGAGTATAGAAGAAAGAGGTTTACATACTCCGGAAGAATATTTAAGAGATGTACTTCTTCCAGGAGAAATTGAAGCATTAGGTATGGCTATACAGAATGCTTGCGGTTACAATGTGTCAGTAAACGAACTTATTGAAACATCAAAAAACTAATAACGGGAGGTGACAAAGACGCAAATCTTTGTTATTATGCCTTGCACAAATGGCATAAACTCCCGAACGAAATAATGTCCCTCTCCTGCGAAGAGAGGGCTTTTTTGTGGGCAGCTATGATTGTACTAGCGGAAAAGAAAAGGAAGTGATATTGTGAGTGAAGTTAGAACTAAAATAACAGTAACGGACGGTGTCACTTCTACCGTCAGACGAATGCAGAACTCAGTATCTGGTTTGATAACTAAAGTTGTACAGCTCGATAAGGAGTTTGATAAGGCTTTTAACCTTGGAAGATTTGGGAACACAAATCAAACCTTACAATCAACTAACAGTAACATGCAAGCTATCACTGATAGCACAAAAGCTTTCGAAGAACAGTTAAACAGAATAAGGGAAGACATTCAAGGAATAAGGGACATACAAGGAACATTAGCTCAATCCCAAAATAGTTTTAATGCTTCTTTAGGCTCTGGTGCAAGTGGAGCTAACGCACTACTAAGTACGATGAAAAAGATTGTAACAGTTGCTGCAACGGGTTACGGAGCAAAAAATCTAATAGATAAGTCCGACACATGGACAAATATGCAGGCTAGACTTAGACTTAATACTGATACAGACGGAGAAAGAGATGTACTTCAGTTACAAGCATATCAGGCAGCCCTTAGAAGCCGTGGTGATTATAAAACCACAGCAGATTCAATAGCTAAGTTAGGCCTACTTGCGGGAGATGCTTTTAACAGCAATACAGAAACCGTTTTATTTGCTGAGCTTATGAACAAAAGTTTCAAACTTAGTGGTGCAAGTACAGAAGAAAAAAATGCAGGCATGTATCAGCTTACACAGGCTATGGCTTCTGGTAAGTTACAGGGTGACGAATTTAGAAGTATTATGGAAAATGCTCCAATGTTAGCACAAGCAATAGCAGACTACACAGGAAAGACAAAGGGTGACTTGAAAGAAATGTCAGCCGATGGTGCTATTACAGCTGACATTATAAAAGGGGCTTTATTTAATGCTGCTGATGATATAAATAGTAAATTTGAAACAATGCCAATGACCTTTGCCGATTCGTGGACTAATGTTGTTACACAAGCTCAACAATCATTTTCAGGGCTATACGAGCAAATGAATAATATGCTCAACTCTGATGTGGGGCAAGGTGTGTTTAGTGGGATAATTGATGCAATTAAGACGGCCGAACAGTATGGTCAGTTATTCCTAAGTACATTAAATGCTGGATTTATTGTTGCTGGTCCGGGAATTGATGCTGCAGCGAATAGTGCGGCAAACTTTACTAAACAAATGTTCGGAGCAACAGGTGTTGTAGGAAGTTTTGTGAAAAACATTTCAAGGCTTGTAAGTTCTCAAGGTTTCGCAGATAGCTTAAATATAGTTGGTGGTACTATTATTACTATAGGTAATGCAATTAATTTTGTAATGACTGTTGCAACACCTCTTTTACCTTTAATTACTGGTATATATGTAGCGTTTAAGACATACAATACAATTTACCCTATATTAAATACAGTTTCTACTGGTATAGTTGGGGTTGTAACTTCTACAAAATCATTAAAAAGTGCATTAGCAGGAGCAACAACAGCACAAAATGGCTTAAATGCAGCCATGAACGCAAATCCATATTTGCTTGTAGCTAGTGCAGTGGCGAAAGTAATTGCTATGTTAGTTTCACTTATAGCTACTATAAAAGCTGTTAATGCAGCTGCTGGGTTAGCAGCTGATAGTCAAACACAAGCATCTTTAGAAGCTATACAGTATAAAGATAAACATGGGGTTAGTTTAGCGACAGCCCAGCAGATAGTTAGTACCAAAAAGACATATAATGACCAAATAGAAGGGTTAAATGATGATATTAAGGACCTAAAAGAAAAAAGAAATAATCTCCAAACAAGGTATGGTACGTTATTTGGAGATTCTGGTAACTTATCTGTGACTGCAATGACAGCTCAAGACAATTATGTAAATAAACAATTAAGCGTTATCGACAAACAAATATCTGAAAAAAATAAACAAATAAATACTTTAAGAAATGCTAGATATGAAGAAACTTTAAACGCTGAAAATGCTGACAAGGCTAACCAAAAAGCTATGGCGGAGTTAAACAAGATAAGTACAAATCCTAGCGATTACATATCTAACAGTGGAATGAATATCGGTGGAGACGGAAAAGATAAAAAGGCAGATGTAGGAACTGTTGACGAAGTAAATAAGATTAATGATACTGTAGATATAGCTAGTGAGGACCTTAAATATATGAGAGAGCTTGCCGAGCAAGAGATTATTAATCAATTTACATCAAAGTTGATACAGCCCAATATAAATGTTACCTTTGGAGAAGTAACTCAAACTGCTGATGTAGATGCTGTAGTTAAACAAATTACAACAGGACTTGTTGACAGTTTAAACAATAGCTCTGATTTAGTACATATATAATATTGACATATTTTATATGCTTTGATATTATAAAACATATAATATACATCTATTTATATATGAAGGAGGGCGTCTATGGAAAAAAATAAAACCGGAGAAAATTTAATTATATTTGGTTCTGTTGTTGCTGTATTATTACTTATTATTTTTATTGTTGTTTCATTTTTTAATGGCTACGGACCACAGAATTTTACAACAACTACTACAACTGAAGCGACAACAACTGAAACTACTACAGAAACAACTACTATGGCTTTTTTAAGCACTGGGGATAGTGGGATTGTAAGTAAATCACAGGTTGTTCTTAATCGCATTGAATATGCCAAAGAATTACACGATGATAGTGGCTATTACAAAATAACAGCTGATGATAATTGCAAGTACATCCTTGTATACATAACAATAAAGAATATAGGCAAAGAAGCAACTTCTTTTAGGTGGATAAATAATGATTTCTATTGCCAGTTAAATACTTCTGATGGACTTGAGTATTCTCCTTCTTCATTTTTTCCTTATGTAAGTGACAGTTTAGAAAATATGAGCTTAAATCCGCTAGAAGAAAAGAAAGGTTTTGTTGGTTTCTCTGTTCCTGATGAAGTAATTAATTCAGGTAGGGAGCTATACTTTGTGTGTGATGGATATCCTGATGAGGTTAGATTTAAAATAAGATAATAGCTATAAAAGAGCAGTTTTAAAACTGCTCTTTTATTATGCAAAAAAGGGGTGATTAACAATGTATAGATTTATCTTCCAGAGAGATGTTGGTGGAAATACAGAAGAAATTGAGTTCCCTCTCGCTCCAAAACAATTTAAAACGGTAGTAGGAAATAAAAACAAAACCTATGAATTGGTATCTGTCGGGGAAGTAAATGTCCCAAAGGATATTGGACTTAGAACATTTACATTTGAAGTTTTGCTTCCTAAAAATGATACTCTCGTGACAGGTGCAAAATATTATGTAGATGACGATGAAATTAAGAATTGGACAAAAATGCAATTTAAAGAACCTATATGGTATTTAAACAGATTAAGAGAGTTAAAAGCTAAGAAAGCTCCTTTTTTCTTAATAATAATAAGACAAATGAGAGATGGATACAACAATGATGGGAGTATAAAGATAAAGCAACTCTTTGGTGGAAATTTAAAAGTTACTCTTGAAAGCTATACTGTAGAAGAAAACGCTGGCGAAGAAGGGGATTTTTGGGTAAACATATCACTTAAAGAGTATAGAGAGGTTGGCGTACTAAAAAAGCTTGAAAATACCGGGAAAGTAAACGATAACGGTAAAACAGAAATTGTTGAAAACATAGACAGGAAAGATACAATGACCTTGGTTGATACTTATACAGTCCAAAAAGGAGATACTCTCTGGGGAATCGCAAAAAAACAATTAAACGATGGAAGTATGTATTCTTATCTGTCCAAAATCAATAAGATTGAGGACCCAAACTCTATAAAGGTAGGACAGGTATTAAAGCTAAAAGAACCAGAAATGCACGAACCGACAATAAGTGAAGGTAGCTTTACAGCAACTAGCAATGGGAACATTGTGTTTAATGAAGAAAACAGTGACCACACTTATACGGCAAGCTCTACATATCCAATTAATTAATTAAGGAGTGATAAAATGAGCACACAGGTTGAAAAATTAATTAACTGGGCAAACGCTTATGTAAACAAAGAAAAATTCCCTCACGCCAATTCTAAAAGCGATATGTGGAAAGCAAAAGACAGTTGTCAAGGTTTTGTTGCATCTGCATATTACGCAGCAGGAATAAACAAAGTATACACCAGTTACAATACGGCAGCACAAGCAAGAAAGGCATGGGGCAGTAACAGTTTAACTTGGAAAAATGGTAAGATAGATTATAGCAAAATCCCAACAGGAGCTTGTATATATTCTCAGGCCGGTAAAGACACAAGAGGGCATGTTTCTTTGTATATTGGAAACGGCTATATTATAGAAGCCGGAACAGACACAATCCAAAAAGTGTTGCTTAATGATACTTTAAGTGGGCGAACATATTATAGTTGGGGATATAATGGAAACACTAAGCCGGGAGGCTCTGTTACTGGAGGTCTTACAAGTGTAAAACAATACTTAGGCGAATTTACTTTAACAGCATATTGTTCTTGTAAGATTTGTTGTGGAAATTATAGCCCAGAAGTGACCGGAAAGAAAAGCACGACAGCAAGCGGAACTACCCCTAAAGCAGGAAGAACTGTAGCTGTAGATAAATCTGTTATCCCACTTGGTAGTAAATTAGAAATTTTAGGTAAAAATTATGTAGCTGAAGATGTTGGCGGGGCAATAAAAGGAAATAGAATTGATATTTATTTTGACAAGCATTCAGAAGCTGTAAAATTTGGTAAACAAGTAGCAGATGTATACATATTAAAAGATGATATAGATACTCCCGGCTCCAATAGCACTATAAGCTTTAACTTAAACAAAAAAAGCTTAGAGAACTTACCAAAATTTAACAAAGCAGAAAAAGCGAAAATCGTTTGCGATAAAGGAAATAAGGGTGTTTGTTTAAAGATAATACACGAATCTACAATATATACAGTTACAGATGTATGTAAGGACAAGATAACCCTTTATTCAAAAAGGGGAGCCAATCCAGCTAAATTGACATTTAGCATTTTAAGAAGTGCATTAACAAATAATAGTATAAACTTTACAGAAGGTGATGCTGTAGCTCTTATGTACGATGATGTTAAAATGTTTTGGGGATATATTTTTAGTAAACAAAGAACTAAAGAACAGGTTATTACAGTAGTTGCGTATGACCAAACAAGATACTTAAAAAACAAAGAAACTTATTGCTACGACGGGAAGACTGCAACAGAAGTTATTAAAATGATAGCTAATGACTATAGGCTGCAATTAGGAGCTTTAGCTGACACAGAGTATGTAATTTGTAATCGTGTTGAAGATGATAAAACCTTATGGGATATTATATACAATGCTTTAGATTTTACACAAATATATAGCGGGAAAGGCTTTGTTTTTTATGATGACTTTGGAAGCCTAACATTGAAAAGCTATGATGATTTAAGAGTTCCTCTGGCTTTGGTTGACGATGATAATACCCTGATAGACTTTAACTATAAAACTGATATTGATACAAATACCTACAATAGAGTTGTAATGTACCGTGACAATGAAACAACTTTGTGTAGAGATGTTTATATTTCTCAAGATAGTTTGAATGAAATAAAATGGGGTGTTTTGCAGTATACTCAAAGAGCATCCGATAGCTATACAGAGAACCAAATACAAGATTTATGCGACAGGACTTTAGCATTGTATAACAGGATGAAAAGAACTTTTAGCATAGAAGATGCCGGCAACGCAAATGTAAGAGCTGGTGTTGGTGTTTGGGTAAACATTAAGGATGTTGGTGAAGAAATAAATGCAGGCTTTGTTGTAGAAAGTTGTACACATACATTCGAAAACGGAAGATTTACAATGAAGTTAGAGTTAGGAAGTGATAATTATGGAACTAGCTGACGCAATTAAAAGTGCAATAATTGAAGTAATGAAAGCAACAAACCCTTGTGATTGCGTTGTAGGAAAAGTTGAAAGCTTATCTCCTATAAGTGTAAGAATAAGTGAAAAAATTACATTAAAAAACGGAAATTTAAAGTTTTGTAAAGGAGTTGTAGACTTAAAGGTAGACGACGAAATCTTATGTATCAGAAAGTCTGGAGGACAGATTTTCTATGTTGTAGATAAGGTGGTAGATAAATATGATACCGACTAATGGCATTATTGGAAACGCGGTTAAAATAGAATATTCTAACACAACTTATGGAATAGACTTTGTAAACAAAGTTGTAAAAAGCAATATTGACAATATAGAAGCATTAAAGCAATCTATATACATTATGTTAAATGTTGAAAGGTATGATTTCTTAATATACAATCACAATTACGGTATAGAATTAAAAAATTTATTCGGAAAGGATATGCAACTTGTTTGCTCTGTTCTGGAAAGGCGTATTAGAGATTGTTTGTCTGTTGATAATAGAATTAGCGATTTGTCTGACTTTGAATTTACTATATATAGAAATACATTAAAAGTAACATTTACGGTATCAAGCATATTCGGAAAACACGAGCAGGAGGTGAAAATAAATGTTTGAAGAAATGACATTTGAATACATATTAAACAGAGCCTTGTCAGCAGTACCTAACAGTATTGATAAACGACAAGGTTCTATTATTTATGATGCGATTGCTCCAGCTTGTGCTGAATTAGCTCAAATTTACATACAGCTCGACTACATTTTAAATTGTGCTTTTGCAGATACAGCTACAAGAAAATTTTTATTATTAAAGGCTAAAGAAATAGGAATTGAACCTAAAGCGTCTAGTCCTGCAACTATCAAAGTTAAATTTAATACGGCTGTCAGTATAAATGATAGATTCAGTCTTAACGGTTTAACTTATTTTGTTACGGACCTTATAGACGACGATGAACATTCTTATAATCTGCAATGCGAAACCAACGGTACAATAGGAAATGACATTACTGGGAAAATGCTCCCTGTTGAAACAATAACAGGGCTTACAGATATTACTGTTATTGAATTGTCTATTGCAGGTGAAGATGAGGAAGATACAGAAGCGTTTAGAGCAAGGTACTTCGAGACTGTAAACAACTCAGCCTTTGGAGGCAACAAAGCACAGTATAAGCAATGGGTAAAAGCTATATATGGTGTTGGGCAATGTAAGATTATTCGTGCTGTAGACGGGGGGGGAACGGGAGGGGGGGTTATAACATCTGCCGAAAATGATGAAGTTAGTACAGAACTTGTAAAGAGTGTAAAAGAAATATTAGACCCTGTTAAAACAGAAGGCCAAGGTGACGGACTAGCCCCCGTGGGTCACATTGTTTCTGTCAATTCTGTAAATTTAAAAGGCGTAACAATTAACATAGATTGGCTTTTACAGAACGGTGCTGATGAAGCAACAGTAACAATAAAAGCAAACGATATTATTAAAGATTATATTAAAGAGGTTAATGCTAAGTGGGAAGACAATACAAGCCTTACTATAAGCAGTTATCAGCTTATTGCTAGACTAGCAGAAATCAAAGAGATACAGGATATTGCAAGCCTTACATTTGGCGATAATACAACAAGGATATTAGAAGCCAAAGAGGACGAAATTTTCAATTTCGAAACATTGGTTATAAAGGGGGTGTAAGTATTGAAAATAATAGAATATTTACCTTCCGTTTTAGCTGAAATTAGAGAGTTTAAAGTTTTAGGCGAAGCCGAAGATTTACAATTAGACAATTTAAAAACTGAGATTAACAGCCTCACGAACGAGCTTTTTGTGACTACTGCCGAAAGGGTTGGCCTAGACAGGTGGGAAAAGATTTTAAACATTACCAACTCTAGTACAGATGTGGAGTTTAGAAGATTTAGGATTTTAAGTCGTTTAAACTCTTTCGGACTTACATTAAATCAGCGACTTTCGTCTATTGTAGGTTCAGGTAATTACAAGGTCGATTATTACTTTAAAGAGTATAGGCTAAAAGTTTCTTTAACTTTAGACACAAAAGAGTACGAAAAAGAAGTAAGGCGAATGTTAGACGAGGTTGTTCCCGCGAATTTGATAATAGACTTCGGACTTCTATATAACACACATGAGATATTAGGTAGATTTACACACGAACAATTAAGTAAATATACGCATCAAAAGTTACGAGAAGATGCAGCATTGAACAAGTAGGAGGTGGAGAAAATGGTATATATTGAGTTTAAAGCAACGGGTTCAAATCTAAGAAGAATAGACTTAAATAAGGTCGTTGCATATACCCAGAACGAATTGAGTGCTAGATTTAGTTTAAATTCGGATTGGGACGACCTTAACCCTATTGTGGCCGTTTTTAGCAAAGACGGAGGAACTTGTTACGATATGGTCTTAGACGATAATAGGGAATGTACTGTGCCTTGGGAGGTTCTGTCAGGCAAGGGGGTTTTAACTGTATCTTTGGTAGGCGGGAACACTCTTACAAGCACAGAAGTAGAGATAAATGTATTAGCAACTGGTCAGCTTGGTGGGCTTGTATCA